CGCCGTGAAGGTTGGAGCCGATTACCCTGAGCATTCAGAGGCGCGGCGCTGGGCAAACAACTTTTAACCGATTGGAGCCGGAAATGGAACAACGCACGCAGGAATGGTTTGAGGCACGCAAAGGCCGCATCACGGCATCAAGCGTGGGCGCAATCTTGGGTCACGCGCCCTATGCCACGCGCGACGATGTAATGCGCCGAATGGTGCGCGAATATCACGGAGCGCCAGAAGAATTTGAGGGCAACATTGCCACCGAATACGGCACGCGCAACGAGGCTGGTGCGCTGACCGAATACATCATGGAAACTGGCAACGAGGTCGAGCAGATCGGATTTGTCACGCGCGAGGATTGGGCCGGGTGCAGCCCGGACGGGTTGATCGGCGAAAATGGCGGGCTTGAGATCAAATGCCCGTTTGGTCTGCGGAAAGATGAAGTGCCAGCGTTTAAGTCGATCTTTGACCAGCCGCACTATTACGATCAGGTGCAGTTTTCTCTTTGGGTCACAGGTCGCGAATGGTGGGACTTTTATCAGTGGTCGCCGCGCGGCACGATGCTGGAACAAGTGCGGTGGAACGGCGACTGGTTTGACCGCAACATTCCGAAATTGCGCCAGTTTCACGCCGAATACGTTGACGAGCGCAAGACGCCAGACGTTCACCTTGAGCCAAAGCGCCCGATCATCGACACGCCAGAGGCGCACCGCATCATGGCCGAATACGACCAAATCTGTGAGGCGCTGGATCGGGCCGAGGAACGCAAGAAGGAATTGCTGGCCGACATGGTCAAGATTGCTGGAGAGAAGAACGTGGTTTTCGCCGGACGCAAGCTGACAAAGACCGAAAAGGCGGGCGCGATTGCCTATGCCAAGGCGGTCAAGGCTCTGATCCCGGATGCCGATCTTGAGCCGTATCGCGGAAAGCCATCAAGCTATTGGGGGGTCAAATGAACATCAAAGCAATTGAAACGCGATACAAGGGCTATCGCTTCCGCAGCCGCCTTGAGGCGCGGTGGGCTGTGTTTTTTGACGCTTTTCCATTACGCTGGGAATATGAGCCAGAAGGATACGACTTGGGCAAGGCGGGTCTTTATCTGCCAGATTTCTATCTGCCAGACCTTGAGGGTGGGATGTTCGTTGAGGTCAAGCCTGATGATAAATCTCTCAAGGATAATGAGGAAAAGTTTCTTGCCCTGACCGAAAAGACAGGAAAGAAATTGCTCCTCGCCGTGGGGACGCCGGACCAACGGGGTTATCTTATTTTTTATCCGACGGAGGTTTTTGAAGGCAGAAAACATCAAGTCTGCTTCCAAAAAAAATACCTACCACCCGGGTTGCATGACAAGGAACCTAGACTGTTTTTATATCCGGGTAGCATTGCTGACGATGCAGATTGTCATGATGAAATTGAAGCAGCGCGCGGGGCTCGTTTTGAGCATGGAGAAATTCCGTCAACATCTCATCGCGCATCGTTCAACAAAAGCGGAAGGGCGCGGCAATGACACTGGAGGAAAAGGTGAGGACGTACCTTACGGTCATAATGAAAGCCAGCACGCTTGAGGAGGCAAAGTTTGAAGCAAACCTTGCCATCAGGCTTATTGATGCAAAGGCAAAAAAATGACCCTCCGCCCTTATCAGGCTGATGCAGCGCAGGCGGCGCTGGATTGGATGAAGCGCAGCACCGCGCCGTTCGTCATTGATGCCGCCACAGGCGCGGGCAAGTCGCACATCATTGCGGAGATTGCGGCGGTCATTCACCGCATGACGGGAAAGCGCGTGCTGTGCCTCGCGCCAAGCGCCGAGTTGGTCACGCAGAACCGCGAGAAGTTTCTGGCCACAGGCAACAAGGCCAGCATGTTCTCAGCATCTGCGGGTGCAAAGGAGTTACGCCACCCGGTCGTGTTTGGATCACCGCTGACCGTGAAAAATCGCGTCAGCCGGTTCAAGGACCACTATGCGCTGGTGATCTTGGACGAGGCGCACGGGATCACTCCGACAGTGCGGGATATCATCGCAGCGATGCGGGACGGAAACCCGAACTTGCGCGTCTGCGGGCTGACCGCCACGCCTTACCGCTTGGGGTCAGGGTGGATTTTCAGAGAGCATGACGGCGGCAGGATCAACGGCGAGGACACGGCGCGCGATCCATACTTTGCAAAGTGCGTCTATAAAATAGACGCACGGTCGCTGATTGAGATGGGGTTCCTGACGCCGCCGGTGATAGGCCAGATCAATGCCAGCGGATATGATACCAGCGGGTTGGCGCTGAACAGCCGGGGCCAGTTTGATGCAGATGCGGTAGATCGCGCCTATCACGGCCACGGGCGCAAGACGGCGGCCATCGTGGGTGATGTCGTGGCGCAGGCGCAGGATCGCAAGGGCGTGATGTTTTTTGCCGCCACAGTGAAGCACGCGCACGAAATCATGGCCAGCCTGCCCCCAGAAATGTCTCAGATCGTCACGGGCGAAACGCCAAAGGGCAAGCGCGACGACATCTTGCGACGGTTCAAGGCGCAGGAAATTAAGTATCTGGTGAACGTGTCGGTGCTGACCACTGGCTTCGATGCCAGCCACGTCGATCTGATTGCCATCCTTCGCAAGACCGAAAGCGTTGGGCTGCTGCAACAGATCATCGGGCGCGGGCTTCGCCTCCATCCCGGCAAGACCGACTGCTTGGTGCTGGATTACACCACGAACCTTGAGGACCACTGCCCAGACGGCGATCTGTTCGCGCCGGTGGTCAAGGCTGGCAAGGCTGGCGGTGGTGGCGGCGGGATGACCTGCGTTTGCCCGGCCTGCGAATACGAGAACAGCTTCACCGCCAGCCCGCAGTATCTGGACTATCAGAAAGACGATGCGGGCTATATTTTGGATTTGGACGGGCGGCAGGTCATGTCCGACTTTGGTCCTATCCCCGGTCATCACGGTCGGCGCTGCATGGGTCTGGTGCAGGCTGGCAAGCGCGGAGAATACGAGCGGTGCGGGTATCGCTGGACGTTTAAGGAATGCCCGCATTGCGCCGCAGAGAACGACATCGCGGCCCGGTATTGCGTGGCCTGCAAGGGCGAGATTGTTGACCCCAACGAGAAGCTGGTGGCCGACTTCAAGGCGCTGAAACGCGATCCAACGCAGGTGCAGACAGATAGGGTTCTGAGCATGTCCTGCGCGCCGGGCATCAGCCGGAATGGAAACCGCACGATGCGCGTCGAATGGGTCACGCCATATCGGCAGTTTGCCACTTGGTTCATGCCGGACTCTGACCAATGGCCTGCACAAGGAAAGTGGATGTCGTTCGAGGCTGTGACGCGCGGCGGAGAGGTCGCGCCGTTAACCGTGACTTACGCCAAGAACACGGGGACGGGATTTTTCGACATCAAGGCTTACAACCGGCCAGCCGATGAAATGCCAGAGGCAAAGCCAGAACCCGAATGGAACCCTTTTGAAGAGGTAGATCAACATGCGGCTCAGTGACTTTCAAGACATCGCACGGCTCGGGGTGGTGACCTTTGGCGATCTGGACTATCGCGGCAAGTGCGCGACCGAGGCGCAGGAGCAGATCACGTTCTTTGGCCGCCTGCGGCGCGAATACGGGACAACGTGGGGCGCGCTGGCCATCCACCCGCGAAACGAGGGCTTGCGCGCTGGAGGGCAGCTTGGCGCGATTGCGAGGCACAAGGCCGAGGGCATGGTGTCGGGTGCTGCCGACATCATCATTCCGGGGCGGGTGACGTTTGTTTGCGAGTTAAAGCGCCGCGACCCAACGCAAGGGCGCTGGCAGGACGGGCAACGCGAGTATCTTGAAGCGGCTGCGAATGCCGGTGCTTTCGCCTGCGTGGCACTGGGCTGTGACGCTGCGTGGCAGGCGCTGAACGCTTGGATCGCGGCCAGCGACTAGGCCAGCTTTCGACCGTAAAAGACTTCCAATTCGGAAAGGCGCTTTTGAATGTCAGAGCGGGCGGCCTCATCAAGCCGCCCTTCTTTGTGCAGTTGCAGCATATAGCCTTTGAGTTCTGTCACGCTGATGATCGTGGCGACCTTTTGGGCGTGCGAAGGTTCCAGCCCGCCCGCCGAAGCGCGCAGGCAAGCCCATTCGGCCTTTGATCGCTCAATCACACTTCCTCCGCAGCGGCTTCACCGCCAAGCGCCAGATACCCGCAGCCGTCGATCCAGTTGTCGATGTGCTTGGGGTTGCTGCGTGCCCGCGCCAGCTTCAACAGGGTCATCATCACGGCCACGTCATGCGGGCTGATGTTCTTGTTGAGGTGGGCTGACCAATAGCAACTTATAAGGCCAAAATTTGACTCTGCATCCCCATGTGTGGCCGCGCGATCCTTTGTGACGTATTCCTTGGCGGTGTCGAGAATGTCGGCCCGGTTCACTTGGACACCCATTCCTGCTCAAAGCGCAGGTCTTCGATCCCGGTTATGTCTGCCAAGCGGTGGCGGTAGACGGCAGACGGCACGACGCGGCCTGTCATCCAGCGGGAAAGGCTGGACGATGCCACTGGCACCTTTTTTGCGAGCCAGCCAAGTTTGCGCCCGTCTTGCGCGCACCAGAGGCGTATTTGAGTTTGAGCCATCATTGGCGTTCTCCTGTGTTTCGGTCATTTAGGCTTATGGTGTAAAAAAAGTTGCGTCAAGTGCATTTATTTTCTTGCAATGCCAAGCGTGGCAAATTAAATTGACATCAACAGGTGGCAAACAACATAGCGCCAAGCGCGGCAATACCGCCACGCAGCGCACCAGCCCAGGAGGCTCTCATGGCTGTTTCTCTTTCCTCTGCTTGCCTTGCCATCGCTCTGGCCGACGAGCGCGGCACGCTCCGCATGATCGAGCGCACCTCGCGCTTTGGCGACACTTTCATCGCGCTGGCCGACGATCACGGCACGATTGAAATCGCCGACACGATGGCAGACGCCAAGGCTCGCGTTGAGGCCCTCCGCAAGAGGGCCGCATGACCCTCGCCGAACACCTCGACCTGCTGGGGATCATCCCCCGGCAGGCCCCGCCGAAGCCAGCCCCACAGCCAGCAGCCTACGCGCCGCC